CTCGGAGATGTGTATAAGAGACAGGTCATGTTATATTCAACAAATGTAAAGCGAGGGTTGTACCTCTTGTTTTGAACATTTACCGTTGCATCAGGATACGCATAAACAGGACCACTGATGACCAAAATATTGGGCATCCATCTTGCGATAGCTTCGTTGTGCAAAATGGCATTACCGAGGTCGCCATTTCCAGGAATGAGCATGTCACAACTGCACTTAATTCTGCACAGCATGTTTGCGTTTGTTTTGCCATAAATTGTCGGGTCATACAGGCAGTTGAATGTAATGGCACCAATATCAATGGCCGCACCCTCTTCGCCCATGCGTGTAAACTCGGTGTTTGTTCCTTCATGGAGTGCCGCAATCACACCAGCTTCTACAGCCTTTACAGCATCCTTATCTTCACCTGTGTAGTTTGTCCAGTTAATGCTGGATGGAATCCAGGCGTGCTTGATAGTATAGAGTGTTTTCAGCTCTTGAATTGCGGAAGCACTGCACACTTCCGGACTCCAAGAGGTGATGATAAGCTCGTCAATTTCAGGCTTACCAGGTTCGACAAATTCGTGGTGCGAAAACAGTCCGGCAACTGCCTCCTTCACGCTGGTTCCGTTGCCGGTATTGAGAAGAATGTTGTACTTGTTTTTCTGTAAATCCACATGCCTGATGAAGTGACATCCATGTAGCTGGCCAGTTGAACCGTCATTTGCCCAGAGCTGGTACACATCTACCTGCCCATATACGCTTCCACCACCTCCGCTTGGTCTATCTTCAAGGTCTTTAATTCGCTTGTTCTGCTCGGTCTGTTCATGGTCGATTCTTTCGACATCGCCTTGAAGCTCGGTAATGTGCGTTTCGGCAGTGCCAACCCTCGTGGTAAGTGCGGTGAGATTGTTTTCAAGCGTTGTTACTCTTGTGGTTAGATTGCTAAGGTTAGATTCCAGCGTCGCGCACCTGGTCTTTAGCGCGTTAATCTCGCCATCCTGCTGTGTGTTCTTACTCTCGATTGCTGTGAGTCTGGCGTCCTGCTGATTGTTCTTTGTTTCTATGCTTGTCAGCCTGTTGTCCTGTTCACGGTCTTTTGCTTCGATTGTAGCAATCTTCGCATTAACCTCGTCGCGGAAGTTTTCGTATTCTTCTCGCAGTGCGGCCAGGTCGTCTGCAACCCGCTTAATCTGCGCCGTCAGTCTTGCGTCCAGCTCCTTGACGTTGGCATCAAGTTGCAAAATTAGCGCCCGGTTCTCGTCAATAACGTCAATAGCGTCATTCAGGCTATGAAGAATTTTGTTCAGTTCCTCATAGTAGCTAAGGGCATCGTCATACACGGTCGGTAGGACCGTGGGATGGAATCCGATAGCAGTTCTTTTAACTACTCTCGGGGTAAATTCAGCCATGTAAAATCCTCCCTCACCAGATATTCATAAACAGCGTCCCAAGGTCCTTGAGAATGCTCAGGTCAATGTTTAGAAAACTTTCCCGCAGTTCTCTTAGCATTTTCGCATAGGACGTACCTCCAATTTTGCCTGTGACCTTCTCAAGATATTCTGCTGTATTGTTTGTAGTTCCTTTGACATCTTCGTTTCCGGTAGTGGTGTTTTTTACAGTCCCACTGCTGTCAACCTGGTCGGTAACGTCCTCTTTTCCGGTGGTTGTGACATTTGTGTTGGTGTCGTCACTATCTGTGTTAAACTCTGCTTCGGTGAGGTATGTTCCATTCTCAACACCGGTCAGGCTTCCTTGCGGCGTGTCGGAATACTTTTTGATGTGCGTCTGATTGCCGGACACGATGGTGCTGTCTTTTCCGCTTGTTTCTACCTTTTTTACGTCCTTGCTGGTTGCAGTGCTTTCAGTGTTGTCAGTCCCATCGCGTTTGGTGACTCTGGTATCAGCTCCTTGGTCCGTGCGATTGCCGCTCTTGGTGTAATCCACGTCATTTAGGGGGTTCACACCAGCCATTAGAAGCTCGGACTTGTAGAGCTGGTTGTAGTACGGCATAATTTCGCACAGCTTGTTCTGTAACATCAGCTTCCAATGACCATACGTCTCACATCCGATTTCGCGGGTATAGAAATACCGTAGAATTTTCTTCTCAAGCGGAACACGGTATTCCTCGTCAAAGATAGGCCATTCAAAGTCGAATACTTTCGGCACAGCCCGGTCAAGGATTTCGTCAATCTTGCTGAATCCCTGGCTCACGTCATAACCGGCTTCTACTTCACAGATATAGCGAACTTCGGTTGTGTAGATGCTCACTCCTCCACCCCCTCAGAATCAATGGTATCGTCTCCCATGCCAGTCTCCGGGTCAATGGCCTGGAAATCTTCGCGGTAATCGCACCAGATATCCAGCCCGAACATAGCGTTGATTTTCTTGCAAGCATCGCGGCGGCTTTCCAATCTGCTGTACCGGCTTGCAATCGTTCCACCCTGGTTTCTGGTTACCTCGTCAGTGATAAGCCGTTCCTTCTTCTGAATGTTGATGTTGCTGATACCAAGATATGTCAATGCTTCATTCCAGAGTTGTGTCTTGAGTGTGTACAGCTTGTCAGCCACGAACGGCGCGCCAGTGTTCAGCACGTTCAGCGGACTCTTACCCAGGTCCTTAGTGCCCATAATAATTGGTTCATTGCCTGTCCACTGCTTGTACACGTTCAGCAGGGTAAGGCGCTGGCTCTCGTCACAGTTAATGAGAACAGGTGTTTTCTGCGCGTTTGCGTTCACATCAATTGCGCGGTCCAGGTTGTATAGCCGTCTGGCAAACATCTGAATGTCAAGCATTGAGTTTGTGTGTAGATAGTTGTTGAAAATGAGAACGCTGTCATTAGCCGTTAGGTTCTTTGTGTACCCATTTGGTGCATAAGCCTGACGGTTGTTGGGGATTCCATACACGTCAAGGCTGCCACCCTGCGCATTGTGCAAGCACAGATAGCCAAGTCCGCCATCATCCTCAAAGAACACCATTTGTCCCTGGGCGAACAAACCTAACTCCATATACCTTGGGTCAATGGTTTCAGGTAGATTCTTCCATTCAAACATGGAGATAGCCAGTTCTGTCAGACGGTGGTAATACTGCAAATAAGTTGCGTTATTCAGCACACCGCTTTCCCAGAACATTTTATTCCGTCTGCTCATTGCTTGTCACCTCATTCGTGTTTGCGGCTTGTTTACTCGGGGACCCTACAACAGTATTGTCCAGCGAATAATTTCCGACTTCATCAATGTTGTTCCAGAACGTGATACCATTATCAAAGATATTGATAATTGCTTCTGCATCCTTGGCTGGTAAGTCGCCGGTTAGCATACAGCCTATTGTCTTGGTGTAACACCAGTGCGGTCTGCCTGTTATTCTTGGCACCTTTAACTGTCGCGTCGCATACCCATACTTATCAAAAAATGCGTCAATTCTTCTTGCAAACTGTTCTTGAATGTATTCTTGTGTTACAAGGAAGTTAAATCTGTCAGCCGCATACAGCATATCAGACGGCACAATGTTTGACGTGATATTTGGTGTGATTGCCGCCCTACTCATGTCTCCCATTGTTTTTAACAGATTGTATTCAGCAATCTCGCCAAGACTGGGTATTTCTGGTGCCGGTGTAGGAGGTGTTACACGCTTTCCTTGCTGTCTACCAGTGAATCCGGTAATTTCTCCGTTCCACCTACTGGGTGGTTCATCCTTGGAAGAAACTGCACCGGCACCGGCACCGACACCGCCAACAGCCGCTCCTATTACACCGCCAACAGCAAATCCAGCTGCGGTTGTAGCAAGAGATATGCCTGTTTGTATTAGCTTCGCGCCAAGGTCGTTTGTTGCCCACGAACACTTCGGAAAATCTGTGCGCGATATTGATTCTGCCCAGTTTGCGGCGTCAGGGCCAAACTTTCCTTGCGTCTCACCGGTTGATTCTTTGTAATAGCAAGGCGCAAGAACCATCTGCGGATTTACAACACCAGCGCAATACAGCGCGTAACGCGGTGTTTTCCCATCTGGTGTTTTGAAGTATTCATACGCATAGTGAACCTGACAGCCCTGATTGTTGTCTACAGTGATTCGTGTATAGGGGTAAGTATACAGTTTTCCATTGCGCGGTACATACCCGCCAAGAGTTGGTTTTAAACCGCCACCGTCTTTATCAGAAAACGGCACCTCGTCGTATTTGAAGCACTTGTTTTCCCACGCTTCTTGTGTCAAGCTGTCGTATTTCTTTGGAACCATCAAGTTGGGACACATGTGCATATCAACAACCGCGTCCGCGTTGGTGAAAAGCGCAAAAGCATCAAGCACTTTCTTTAGAGCGGTCATTTGCGATGCGTCGCGGGGGTCAACCACATACACCTCTGCCTGGTGATACGAACCACAATAGATTGCTGGGTCTGCCACCTCTAAATTCAGCTTATCGCCCTTTGCTGTGTTTACTACAACAATCCTCCAATCGAGCAAGTCAGCTGGTATTCCCTCGTACCTTCCGCGCGTGTGGATATAGTCGCCGATATCAAGGTTTTCAGGCTGGATATTTGTGCCTGGAACATCAGTTAGAGCGTGTTCTCGTTCAACGTAGCAAGTGCCAAGTTGCCAATCGCCCCACCATGTCTGTAGTGGGTCAATGGTGTATCTGACTTCCGTGGTAACGTCGTTGATATATTCAACATCGTCCACAAAAGCATAGAACCACTTATCGCCGAAACCGGGGTTCTTGAACATCATGTAATTGCAATCGTACAGCTCACCAACATTTTCCTGAACACGAACACGACCCTTGCCAACTCTCTGGTAGCTCAAGTTGTTATAGCTTTTCTTAACCTTAGAGAAAAAGCCGTACTCTTGTGCTGTTTTACTTTCCCAGTAAATGGTGTGCTCATAGCTCTTGTCAAGAGGTACACCTGAAAGCATTCGCAGTGTCGTAGCTTTATCGGTTGCCATGTTTTCACCTCCTTAGAAGTAGAGGGGAGGAAATCCTCCCCTCCTGATTAGGCCGGGTCGGCAGGTTTGGTGTTGTAGAACACCAAGGTGTCACCTACGCTCATGCCAGGAGTCACCGGATTTAGCATGTACGGTCCATTCGGCTTCTCAGTGGTTTTCACCAGCTTGTATGGTGTCCACGCGTTGCGTCTAATCCAGTCAAGGTTAATGTCAACCTCTGTCAATGCCGGCACAAACGGAAGAACAGTCACGCCAAACTCATCAGCTTCTGGGCCAAGCACAATGGAACCATACGGCGTTACAGCTCCCATTTTATTGACTTGTACAACAGGATTCGCGCCATGAAAATACTCATCGATAAAATACGGCACAAACCCCGCTCTTTTGATTTCTTCCTCTGACGCAGACAGAACAAACGTGGTGCCAGCTTCGGAGGTTGTCTTGGAGACGATTTCAACTGTAATATTTGCCATGTTTAACACCCCTTGTTTAGTTTTCAGCAAACACACTTCCGGGTGACTCAACTACCAGGCACAAATGCGTGTAAGGTGCAGAGGGGTCTGAAACTATTGGAGCACATGCAACGCATTTTCCCACGCCATTCACGTCTTTAATGCTCGGTACGCCAAAGAAATATTTCACGCCATAACCAGGAATGTTTGCTGATACGAGAATCTGGCCACCTGTAGACGCATCTGAAAAGCCAAACGCACCACCATTATAAACGCTATTGAAAGAGACGGACTCTCCACCAAGCTCAAAACCGCCGTTTTCATCACCCTTCTTTACAAGGCCATTCACAGTAGACGGCACCAGCTTCTGCACAACTGAGTATTCATCAGTCGCGCCATTTTTCTTGACCAACAGCGCTTCCTTAATTACGCCATAGCTTCCCATGACTTAGGCCTCCTTCTTGAACACAACAGCGTTGGCAAACGGGGACGAGGAAACAGTTTTCCAGACGTTCAGGAAATAGTTGTTGTACATGCCAGCCGCGACATAGTCGTCGGTGAAAGCGGTCAGGTTGTCGTACACCTGGAACCACTCGCGGTCGCACAGCACAGCCAGTACACCTTTCATGTTGTCAAGCTCGTCCTGCGTGACGGGCGGAAGCATATCGCTTGAAGCCTGGATAATACTGAACCGGTCGGAGTCGAACGTGGTGAAGTCGTCAATGAGCTTGAGATGGCCCATGAAATTGGCCTTGTCCATGTTGAACGCGCTGGCCAGCACGTTGACATCGAACTGGGCATTGAACATAGCATCCATGAAAATGAACTGGTCATCCTTAGTGGTGGTGGTGTGAACCCCCTGTGCGTTGTACTCGGTTTTCATGAACTCCAGGACATTAGAAGTCCCACGGAAAGCGACGGCGGCGCTATTCAGGCCGTTGCTGGTGTCCACGGTTACGGCCTTCATCTCATTTGCGTTCACACCCTTGATAATGAGATACTTGAACAGCAGATATTCATCGTACTCGGCGGCGGTGGAAACAGCCGAGATAATTCTGGCAATCAGGTCGGTCACGCCATTGGCAGTCATGAAAGCCTGTTTCAGGTCCTGCTGTTGAATGGTGATAGGATACTGAACCCGCCAGTTCATAGCATGGAAAGCGGTACGCACGTCGGGGATGGTGCGCTTGAACTCACGGTCAGCGGCCTTTTCGGCGGAGAACTCGCGTGCTTTGGAAATGTTCACATACACTTCCTCGACAGTCTCGCCGAACTCCAGATAGCCCTTTTTCAGTTCGGCATAGGCGTTGTTAAACAGGGCGCTCTTAACCTTTACGGCGGCGATTCTGTTGACCAGGGCGGACAGAAACTGGTTCGCCAGAACTGGATAACCATACAGGACGTCACCCACCTGGGGAATGCACTTCTCGTTGGTAATTTCAGGGACCTGGTCCTGGTAATCCTGGCCAAGGTTAGCGCGGATAGTATTGATAATATCAATAGACCGCGCGTTCAGGTTGGTAATTGCTACTCTACTGGGCATGATTTAACCCTCCTTAAAAAGATTCTCGAACGTAGGACGTTCGGCGGGAGCCGGGGTGATAATGGTGTCAACATCCTGCTGGTCATTGTTGTCGGTGTTGTTCATGAAACGGTCGCGATACCTGGTGCGCCAAGCGGCGTCGTTTTCTCGATACTTCTGTTCCCAGTCAACAGCGCCCTTTGCGGCGTTGTCGTCCAGAGTGTCAGACACATCTTCCATGAGAGCAAGGGCTTCATCGGAAGCGTTGTCTCCCAAGACGGCGTTCAGAGACTGAATCAGTTCGTCTTTAGTTTTGATAGCCATATTGTCCTCCTTATCCATACAGATAAAATTTCCAGCGGCGCTTTCTCTTAGCCCCAGGAGACGGGCCAGGCCCTGGACCTGGTTCACCACCATCATAATCTGGGTTATAGATAAAACCCTGGAATCTGTAACCATTGTTTACCTGACTCTGTGTCAAGTAACCCAATGATTTCAACTGTGTTGAAACCCAGAAATAGTCGGGGTCATCATAACCGCCTGGGTTACGGCTATAACCGCTGTTGCTACACACAGCATTTCCATTATCGTCAATGTACTCAACGACACAGACGTGACCAGCATGCCCCGGTTGTTCCAGGCACAAAACCGCGCCCGGCTGGGGAACCGCTCCAGTGTTGTAACCAGACACGGCTCCCCACCATTCTCCGCCATCACCAGTCGGGAGGTGCGGAACCACCCCATAGGTTTCCCAGAATCGGCCCCAGGCATAACATGTGCAGTTTGGTAGGCCCCAATTGGAAGCGTAGAATGGATTCGTGTTGCTGTACCAGTATTTACTGCCCAACATCCCCTCTTTGGTGAGTCTTGGAGTGTACATTGGTTACACCTTCACAATAAAGGCGGAGATTCCCATATCACGAAGTTTGTCGCGATAGCGCTCAGCATTCTTGCGCGACATAAAAGCGCCAACCTGTACGCGATACAGTGCCTTATCTATATCATGCTCAGCGGGTTTGACAGGTTCAACGTACTTAACACCGAAGTAGTCGCAGACACCGGCGGCAATGGCTTCGCCGATATCGTTAGTGTGCTCCACAATCCACTTTGCGCTGGTAGGGTTGTCGTGGAACTCACATTCACAGTACACACAGGGTGCCCAGGTGTTTACCATCTCATACCAGGTCTTGTTGACCTGTACGGACTCACTTGTTCCAGGCGTAATCGGGGCCAGCCTGTTGAACACTTTGAGCGCGGCCTTGTAGCCGGGCTTGGCCTTGTCATAGGCGTAGATTCTGGTGCCAGCAACTGTTCCGTTGTATGCGTTAGTGTGAACACAGACATGGAGGTCGGCGGCCCAGTTGTTGGAAGCGTTTACCACACTTGCCATGTCCGGCCCCTGCATCATCTTGACTTCAAACTTGTTGCGAAGCAAAGCTGATACAAGCGCGCGGGCAATCTTCATACACTGGTCGCCTTCCGTGGTGTTGCCATAGGAATAGCTGTTGTTGAACTGGTCTGACGGTGAAACGAAAATGCGGGGAGTAGCCATTACTCTACACCTCCCATTTTGTCAACCAGCTGCTGCATAACCAGGGTGTTGTTCTGGATAGCTTCGGTCAGCTGTCTGACTTCATCTTTGTGCGTTTCCGTCATGGTCTTGATGTACCAGAAACAAATAAGGCACACGACAATGGGGAAGCCCACACTGGTGATAAGAGTGGTAATTGCGTTGGTGTCCATTGTGCTCCTCCTTTACAAGAATAGTGAGAAAAGTTTCCCTATGATGATTATAGCATATGGCTTGACATTTGTCAAGGGCTATGGTATAATCTAATAGGAGAACTTTGAAAGTAGGTGAAAGTGTGGGAAAGTATTACGATGGTGCAAAGCTGTTGTCTCTTATGGACATCAACGGAAACCGTCCAGAGATTTATATGTGTACCACCAACAGAACCGGCGGTAAAACCACTTTCTTTGGTAGGCTGTGCGCTAATGGGTGGAAAAAGAAACGCGAAAAATTCTGCCTGGTTTATCGTTACAATTATGAGCTGGACGATTGCGCAGACAAGTTCTTTAAGGACATTGGCAGGTTGTTCTTTGACGGCGTTACGTTTACTAGCAAACGCCGCGCAAGTGGTATCTTCCACGAACTTTTCTGGGATGATGAGTGTTGCGGATATGCCGTCTCATTGAACAGCGCTGACCAGCTGAAAAAATACAGCCACCTGTTCAGTGACGTTAAGCGCATGTTCTTTGACGAGTTTCAGAGTGAGACAAACCACTATTGCAACGACGAGATTAGGAAGTTCCTGTCGATTCATACGTCTATTGCACGTGGTAACGGAGAACAAATTCGTTATGTTCCGGTGTACATGTGTGCTAACCCCGTGTCCATCATCAATCCGTACTATGTTGAGATGGGAATCAGCGAACGCCTGAATGATGATACCAGGTTCCTCCGGGGTGACGGATTTGTTCTTGAACAGGGCTATGTAGAGTCTGCAAGTGAAGCTCAAAAACAAAGCGGTTTTAATCGCGCGTTTGCGCGTAACAACTATGTTGCATACAGCGCACAATGCGTGTACTTGAATGATAGCAAGGCATTCATTGACCAGCCCACTGGTAGAGGGCGTTATCTTGCAACACTTCGGTATAACGGAACAGAGTACGCCCTACGAGAGTTTCCAGAACTTGGCATTATATACTGCGACAATCGCCCAGACAGCACGTTCAAGGGTAAAATCACAGTAACAACAGAGGACCACGGATTAAACTATGTTATGCTGAAAAGGAATGACCTATTTCTCACAAACATGCGCTGGTATTTTGAGCGTGGTTGTTTCCGGTTCAAAGACCTACGTTGCAAGGAAGCTGTGTTAAAGGCGCTGTCATATTAAGGTATCTGCCATTGTGTCCAACACTGAACTCCCCGGATAACCACGGCTGGAATATGTCGCCGGGACTGTTTATCGGATAGGTTGCCGCTTTGTTGGTGCAAGGGTTACAGATATGAAAACACCCCTATGGTTTTCCATAGGGGTGTTTAGCTTATTTCCGCTTTTGTTTACTTGAGGGATAGCGATACTTGCGGATTTCGGCTATAGGGTCACAGCTTACAACTTCGCCATCTTCGCAAAGTATTATGTTGCACTCCTTTTCGTTAAGGCACAGTTGCCATATGGTGTTTTGTAGTGACGGAGAAAGAGTAGGAACGCTATCTCTGTCCTTGGTGATAATTCTCTGCCAGATAGTTGGCTTGCCAGTTGCGTGATTTATTACAACAATCTGGCTGTCGCCAAACTCTTTTAGCTTGTTCACTATAACCGTGTATTTCTTGTACTGCTCTATGTGATTACCTCATTTCATAAACGCTGTCAACAAGTAGAACGCCACCTGGTATACGCTTCGGGAGTAGCTTGCCGGGAATCGCAAGGCCGACGGTGAAGTCTTGAACTGACAGTGAACGGTGTTGTGTGTGCTCTTTGTCTGTGTATAGGAATGCCTGTTCCATCTCTGTGTGTTCAGCCGCTTCTTCGTCTGTGAAACCGTTGACTGCCATGAGAAACAGGTCCTTGCACTGCTTAGGCATGCCAGCACACTTGACGTTGTAGTACGGCGTGTCTACCGGTTCCAGTTCTTCTGCTATGACGTGCTCGATGTAGGTCTTTTGTCGCACAAACCAGCCCTCGTCCCAGGTGCTTTCCAGGTCCCAGCAACAGAAGTTCTTATTGTGAACCTTAATGCCCTTTAGCTGGTCAGGTGCAAGGTCGCAATGTATGGAGTCAGTATCGGCATATATGAACCCTGGTTTGTCTGGGCCGTAGTAGT